GAGTTTCTATATAAGGAGAAACAAACATGCCAGAAAATACACAGAATCTATTCCCTATTGACTCGTTACCAGCAATTGCTGGCACTAGCCCATCTGATATGCTTGGTCATGGTGGTTGGCCAAAGGGTGGAACAGCCCCAGCATTTTCATCTGGTACTCCAGCAGTATCTGGTGCTACTGATCCAAACTACTGGCTTCCTATTTGGTCAGGCGAAGTAATTAATGCCTATGATCAATATAATATGTTTGAGCCAATGGTTACTACTGAAACCATTGAATCAGGTACAACCAAGCGTTTCCCAATCACTGGTACCGTTGGTCACAAGGGTATTTGGCAAGCTGGTGAAGAGCTTCTTGGTAACTCAGGTATCTCAACCCCAGGTTGGTTCGACATTTCACTTGATCAGCGTCCAATGGCTGCATTCTTTGAGCTTGATGACATTCATCTCATGCTTACACAGTGGGATTATCGTGCTGAGCTTGCTCGCCAAGCTGGCCTTCAACTTAGCTATATTCGTGACAAGCAAATTGCTTGTATGATTGCTCAAGCTGCATTTACTGCCAACAGAAATCCATTTAACTCATCATACTCTGGTATGAATGTTGGTGGTGCAAATGCTATTCTTCCACCAAGTGATAAGTTCAATACCCTCGGTCTTCGTGGCGCAAGTGCTGCTGATAGAACCGATGCTGCTCTACTTCTTCTAGATTACCTAGAGCGTTACATGGTCCGTCTCTCAGAAATCGACGCTACCATGGGCGAAGTTTATTGTGCTGTAAGCCCACAGGCTTTCCATGATATTCGTGCTCTTGGTATTGCTAGAGTTAATGGTGACCTTGCCGGTGGCGCTGGTCGTCCATTCTTTGGCGGCGTTGCTGAAGCTGGTGGCCTTGGTTCACCACTTTCGCAGGGTATGTTTGGTATTCAAGAAACCCTTGAGTACATGGGTGTTAAGATTGTTAAGTCAAACCACCTACAACAACTTGATCACGCTAAGGTTGAGTCTAATAGTACTAGTGCTAACGTTCCTGCTGTTGGTGCTTACTCTGCACTTGGTAAGCTTGCTGATGGCAATAACGTTAACGTAATCTTTGATCTTGGTGATCCAAAGTATAACTTTAACTGGTATAACGGCACCAGAGACAACGATACTGTTATTGGAGATACTGGTGTTGTTAACACTAATGATGCTCTAGCCCCAGTTAAGGCCCTTATCTGGCAGCGTAATGCTGTCTGCTCACTAAGACTTCAGGGCATGAAGGTTGAAACAGTTAAGGATGTCCGTCGTGGTACATTCTTCACTGTAGCTAGCATTATGGCTGGTGCTGGTATCCTTCGCCCAGAACTCTGTGGCGCAATTCAAGGTTCATACACAGTTTAATTTAGTGCTAACTAACTGACTACCTAGGGGATCGAAAGGTCCCCTAGGTATTTTTTTCGCAAGGAGGGTAACATGTTAAGACCGTACAATCCAATACAACAATCGTCCCGAGGACTTGGAGACACCATAGCTAAGGCGGCAAAGGCTATGGGCATAAAGCAGACACCAGGTTGTGGCTGTGAGAAGCGCCAAGAAGTTCTGAATAAGTTAGTACCTTATAAACAGAAAGGAAAGAAGTAATGGGTTTATATACATACTTAGATGCTATAAACCATATGTTGCTATCTTCAGGTGAGCACCTAGTTTCAAACTTAGGTGCCCAGTCAGGCGTAGATACCAGTGTGGCAGATTTCATTCTCAAACAGACAATCAAAGCAAATGTAATGCGGGGGTTAGCTAATAACCGCTATATTACAACAATAACCAGAAGTACCGTACTTATTAACGGACAAAATACTTCTAATTGTATTGCTCTACCAGTTACTGCTTGTTATGCTCAGGCTGTGGAACCACTATTTGATCCTACGACGGGGGAGGTGATCCAAACTACAATTAAGTCCGCAGATAGTGTGCCTGTGCTTTTCAATATTACCAAGCAGACAGCTGTTTTCGATAGAGATTTGGATGTAGAGGTTATTGTTACTTTGGGAGATCTAAACAGTAATTATGGCTGGAATGACATTGACTCGGCCCTGCAAAGGGGCATCATGGAGTCAGCAGCCAGAGAGTATCAGATGGTCACACAAGGCGATCTAGACCTAGATAAACGCCTAGCAATGAGAGAGCAGTACCATATGGCAAGAGGCAAGGCAGCTGATATATTCAAGAAGAACAGATCTATATTCTGGTCTGGAGATATTGGCGCAAGGTCCGCAACAAACCGTAGAGGTATTCTAACCAACGATCCATACTTTACAAGAACGAGGTTCTAATGTCATTTATACGACTTCCAATTAATTCCCTGAGCGGTGGGGTAGGCAGACAAGCCCCAACAAAAAGACTGATTAGTGAGGCAGAGAATATTGATAACTGCTTAGTTACAGTTGAGAAGTCTGTCGAAAAGAGACCACCCCTTAGTAGAGTAGTCCTATCGGGAACCACATCCAGTTATTTAAATATTCCTAATGTAACTCCACCCACTACCTATATACCACAAGGAGGAGGAGGACCGGCCCAGTTTAACTTTAATACTGATAACCTTTATTTCCATTTCTTAGACGTGGATGGATTTAATAGGTATTGTATTGTAATCAATAGAACAAATATTCCATTTGATCCAGTTGGCTATTCTTCTTTTGATACCACATACAATGGCCAACCAACTTCCATTAATCTTGGAAATTTTATTAAAGTATATAGAATAGAACCAACAGAGTGGATTGAGGAATCAGTTGACTCTTCAGGAACAATAAACAATACTTCTGGATTTGATAGAGGTGTATACGAGTATTTAACCTTCGGTAATAAGAATCAAACGTTTGCTTACAGAATGGCGGGCTCTGTTATAAACGGAATCCCAGCCACAAGTATTCAAGATACCTTTGGATCTATAGACTATAATGTAGGTATTATTCTTTGGAATAAACTAGTACCACTAGACTTTATGCCAGACAATAGCGCATTGGATATGGCTGGGGCAACCAATGCTAACTGGTATACAGGAATTGCTAATGATGATTATATTCACTCGGGTGATGTAATTAACTATAAGATCTCTACCCAACCAGCAACCAAGATTCCAGCAACCGAAGATACTATAATAATCGCCAACCCAGACAATGGGTATTGGACAAACGTTAGAGACGATATCAATTTTGAAATAGATGTCAATACTCTAGAGGAAGAAGAAACGGGCCAAAGCTTAGAGAACTTTAGTTTTATTCCTCAGTATCCAGCCTCGGAAGTATACAATGATGTTACCGATTTAAATGGATACAAAGCCCTTCGGATGTTGAATCATTATTATGACAATCCACGGATTATACCTCCGACTGCTGGGGTTATTGATTTCACCAAGGATCACTATCATCGTACCTCACCACTGCCAGCCGAGAGCCGCGATGCAGTCAACGATACAGCCAAGGGATTTGGCAAGGTATACTTTGCCAGAAACCCCTATCTGACCTTTCCTGCGGGCTTCTACAGGGCTACAAGATATTCCAAGAATCCTTATTTTGAAAGGGTTAGATCAGAAGGTCCTAACTCAGTTTTAGATCATAGAAGATTCCCACTGATTATCTATAAAGACTTTAGCGATCTAGGTAAATGGAAAGTCAGCTATCTTCCTATGTTCCCTAGAAGAGCTGGTACTTCCCTAAGTAATCCAGGTCCTAAGGCATTAGAAAGAAAAGAAAAGATCCAATCAATGGCTATTTGGAAAAATAGATTATGGATCGCAACAGAAAATACAATCTTCTCTAGTAGAACAAATAGCTTCTTTAATTTTTGGTTTGATGATGTTAGCAATATAGTTGAAACCGATCCTATTGATCTACAGTCCTCTGTAGGCGCTTATAATAAATATTCACACCTAGTACCATTCCAATCTATCCTATTTGCAGGATCCTCAGGATCCACCCAGTTTGAGGTTAGAGGCGGTTCTATTGACACTGGTATCTCACCTTTCAATGTTGAACTACGCGCTACCTCCTTCTTCTCTACAGCTAAGCTTACCGCTCCACTAAGAATGGGTAACAATATCTTCTTTATGGACGCCAGTAAGGTATACATGTATGTCTCAGGAAGCAGCTTTAACGATGAATACTCAACTTCAATGGATATGTCTCAGCACTGCAAGGGTTATCTACCAAATGAATTTGGACCAGCTACTCCAAGCTCTGCTCTTAATACCCTATTCTTTAGAGACAAGAATATAGACAACTACATTTATCTGTACACCATGAGAACCAATGGTGATCGGCTAATTCAAAATGCATTCTCCAGATGGATTCTATCTAGTGCAGATAATGTCTTAGCAATGAAGAGCTATGAAAAAGACCTTTACATTGTTTCAAAGCGGAACGCACCAAACAATGCTGCATTTAATACCTTTACTGATTATGTAAATGTTTATTATACTCAACTTGAGGCAGTACCCATTACAACACCTATGTTAGATTGGCTAACTAGTATTGATGCCTCTTCACCTGTGGTTAGTTATGTCAGTGGAAGTAATTCAACAGTTATTATACTTCCTCATTATGATGACGAAGTAGATTATGTAGTTCTTGGTTCCGAGTGGGGTAGTAACGCCTATACCGCTATACCTGTTGCAAGTAATCAACGAGGTAAATACTTTGATGCCGGTGTTGTAAAAACGACTGTTACTATTCCAGGAAACTATACCAGTGTTACCGCCAAAACACTTTGGGTGGGGCACAGTTATACAATGAATGTAGAGCTGTCTACTATGGTTCCTAGAAATGAAGATGGATCAACAGTCTTTGAGGGTGTTCTTAATCTTAAGAGAATTACCACAAGACACCTGTACTCTGGTAACTATGATATAGTTGTAACAAGAAACAATAGATCCCCAAGTTCTACAACTACGTTTTACCCATTTGACTTGAATAACATAGTTACAACTACAAATCAATTAAAGATTGATACCGTAGGTGAGCACTTTGCACGGTTGTTGTCATACTCGGAAAAGTGTAAGATCCAGATTCAATCGGCTTACCCAACACCCTGTAATATATCAAACATTGAAATCTTAGGTAACTACCGTAAGGGTAATACCAGTATTGAATAAGGAGAGAATATGCCCTGTTTTACTTATGGAACTAATGATCCACAATACATAGCTTCTTATGTGGGTCAGGCTACTGTTGAATTAACTTATGCAGCTAGTGGAACTACTTATAGCTTTTCTCAGATAGCTAAGTTGTGTTCTATCCCAAACAGTGAACAAATCAAAGTTTGGAAAAAAGCAACACCATCTTCACTAGAGGTAGAACAAGTTTATTCTGATACAACCTTTGCTGATGGTTACTTTAGAATTGTAAATGACAATGTTATTCTTGGAGTAGCCGCAGCTAGTGGAGAAGTAATTATTAGAAGAGCCACCCCTAACTCAGAAATGTTTATTAACTTTACAGAGGGTGCTAAGCTATCGGCAGAGCAACTTAATCTTTGCTTTGCTCAGTTATTGTTTATTGCCCAAGAAAAGGAATTTATTGGAGCAACCAATAATCATTTCTATCCGATTTCCAATAGCTATACTGCCTATAGTGCTGCTTTGTCATATTCTCTTAATGCGTATGTTTCATATCCTACAACCATTACAGATAGCCAAGGCAATCCACAAACTATTACTAGAATCTACAAGTGTATTGCACCCACAACTCCAGGCATTGCTCCAACCAACGGAGCTTATTGGGAGCCAGTATCCTATACAACAAATGGTTTTGTTATTGAAGGCGCTCCCCTTAGTGCACCTGTTCGTTTTGATCTCAGTAATGTAGAAGTCAATCACGGTTTAATTTGGGATGGTGGTAAGTTTAGTGCAGGATACCTAGGTGGAGGAACCTTAGACAGCCTAAGCGATGTTGTAATCAATACACCAGCTGATAAAGAATTATTACAGTACAACAACAGCTTACAAGTCTGGCAAAATGTTACACTACCCCTAAAGTTTGGAACATCAAACAGTACGCTATTTCAGGGTAAAGCTTATTACGATAGTACAGCCGCAGGGACTATAACCAATCAATCTTTTGTAGTAGATGGAAGCGGTACGCCAGCTATCAGTGAACCAGCAGGAAATCAACTATCCATTTTTAAGACAAATACAAATAATTGGGTAATTCCCAATCCCCCAACTGTATATCATATACTTAAAAGAATTATTCCAAATGGGCAAGACCCAGTTGATTTCTTTGCTGATACAAAAAACGCAATTGATGAGGTTGCAGTTAACCTAGGTAATCCAGTAAAGGTTAAATTCTTTTGGAACCTAAATGAAGGTCGTTTATCCAATATAGTTGATACTTCGGGGGGAAATAGTTTAGACTCAACTATTAGTTTACATTGGGATAAACCCCAAGAATTATATAGCATAACTATGTGGGATGCTGGTGGTCCTGAGGGTTTAAAATATCATGGAGTAACAAAACTAACCGAAAACAACAAGATTTATAAAGTTAGTCCATATTTCCATTCTTTAGTGGATAGCTTAACCCCAGCAAATAATTATTGGCATAGTAAAATACATGGATATGGTTTAGTATCCAAAGGATTTTACCTTAGTGTACCGGAATGCTATACAACATGCCTAAGTAGAATACCAATTTTTAATAATACCCCAACTACAGAAACAGACCACACATATACAACAACAACTGATTTAGGTTTAGATGATCCCGCTGGATCAAAAAGATATACTAAACTATCTGAGTATAATGGAATATGGAAAGATACTTATCTAGAGGGTTTGCGTGATTTTGCTACAGCTTCGCTTCTAAAAGAATCATTTGCTGCTTATAGCCTTGCAAGGCAAAAAGACTATGCTGCTCGTTTCTATAAAAGCAAATTAATAGATGCTGTTTATCGTGGTTTTGAGGATATAAGCTTTAAACGCTTAGAACTTAGTGAAGCCGCTAAATCTTGTTTGTGGAAAATACCTAAAAACATTATCTACTATAATAAGTATGCCTTAGCCTTTGCAAGAAGAGAGGATACAAACTCAAGAATAAACTCATATAGTGAGTTTATTAACGATTCTAGTGATGTAGATTCTATATCTAAAAATACCAGATTTACTGGAATTGGTGATCTATATGAAAACAGGCATGGTACTAGTAGTACAAGTACTACACAAACAGGAAGTACTCATGGATATATAGCCAAAGGAAATGATCTATGGGATAATTGGTGTAATGATTGGAATTCTCCATACAATGATACATATGATTCTTTTAACGAAGCTGACTTTGATTGGCTCTTAGCTGATCTTTCAAGTGATTTATTGGCAAATCCAATCTTGCCTAATATGGTTGGATCTACTTCATTTACATTTGAGGGGTATGGTAATGATATTGCTAATGCTAATAATCCATTTCATACAGGAACCTTTAAAAACTCTAATTTGTATTTACCTTGGGCTTACAGACCAAACTATATAAATGAAACCCAAATCGGTACTCATTTATTTAACTTAGATTATAATAAACTATTTTCTGAAGCACATAACTATATTCCAGATCCCTGTGATGAATACGTCTTTAGGTTAGTAGCAAACTCTACTCTAACGCCTTCGTTTAAAGATGTTGCTTCTTCTACTATTAAATCTGCAATTATCCTTGAACATGGGTTTGTAGAGCAACAAGAAAGCTCATTAAATACTCCCAAAACACTAGCAAGTTCTATATTTAGTAAAAACAAGTACAGTGAAATTTCCCAATCAGTTAATAAACACATAGATCGCTCTAAAATAAAGGTTTATGTACAAAACGAACATATTGAATCTTTTAGCGGTGGCGAACGTTATGTTATTACTCTATGCATAAGAGTACCTAGATTAAAGTCTATTGGTTATTCTAGAGTTTACCGAAAATTCTCTACTTCGGCTGCATTTGGTGCTGCTACTGGTAATAACTATTATTACTTTCCAGAACCGGGCGGGGTTGGGCAAGATACTGATAAAGATTCAGGCCCTTGGTTAGTAGAAGGGGTTTTAACAAATGGTTCACCTACTTATAATAACGCAGGAGGAGAAGGATCTGCTACTGCTAGTATTACTATGTCACAAAATACCATGACAATTGGTGGCGGCGGTGGTGGCGGTGGTGCACCAGGAACTATAGAACCAAAGGGACCATATTTAACATCAGGACGTAGTGAATCTGCTGTTAAGTTTTCTAGACTAGGAATACCAAGTAATTTATGGATTAAACTTTCCGTATTAAACACAAATGGAACAACATCGTTAATTAATTCTGGTGGATGGACTGTTATTTAAGGAGTTTACTATGCCTACTGAAAAAGAAAAACAAGCGCCAACTAATGTATTACAATGGTTCCAGCTTATTGTCTTAGCAATAGGTGTAGGAGGATTCTTTATTGATATTGGCAAACGTTCCCAGCTAATTGATAAAACAGACAAAGACCTAGCCGAACTAAAAGTAATTGTCCAAGATTTGGTAAAAGCTCAGATTCAAATATCAGCCAATGATGCAACTCATAAGACTTTATTGGATGACCTCAAAGCCCGTGTGGTAGAACTGGAAAGACGCAAATGAAGTATCTATTACTTAGTATTCTATTCTTCCTAGCATCCTGTGTTTCCCCTAGCAAGACCATAGCCGATAATAGCAACAACATTGCAACAGCGGCCATCAGCTCCAAGGATCGTTTTGTACAGATCAATGAAGCTACAAAAACCGAGCTTATTGATGTTCCTTTCATCCAACAACAAACAGAGGAAGGTCAACAGGAACAAGAGAAGATCATAGCTTTAACCAAGAGTACAAACATAGCTTTAACTAAGGTTGAAGACAAGGTACCTTGGTGGGCCAATATGATTAATTATATAATGATTGCCCTAAGTATCCTAGCCATTTGTTTTATACTATGGTACACAGGTGTAGGTGCATTCATCAAAAGTCTTTTATACTCGGCTGGTTTATTCATACCAAAACAAAAGGTAGAGCAAGCTGAGATTATTCGCAAAGCCTTGAACGATAAGAACAAGGCAACTACACGGGAAGCGATTGCCGCTCTACGGGCTTCTGATCCAGCCTTAGATGCAGCATATCGCAAAGTCCGTAAGAAGGAGAAGTTACAATGATTATCGCAACAATCGAATCACTATTAGGCAGTCTTTGGTTTGCTGGTCTAGCCCTTTGTGCTGGTTACCTTGTGGGCCATATCTTCCCAATCTCAAAGCTTGCTAAGCTGTTTGGTAAGTGACATGAAGGAAAAGTTAAATAACATGCAGGAGCTTCTGATCGAATGTTTGATCAGAGACCTCAATGACCCAGATCGCCGTACTCCTGGTCTATATACCGTTGTACGAGGCGTCCTAAGCGATCACAAGGACAAGGTAAACACAATCCCCAACGAGGCTATCGAAGCTGTAGAAGCCGCTATGAAGGATTCTGTTCCGTTTAAAATGAAGAAGGCAGCATATTAATTACCTCCATGGGGCTTAACCGCTCCATGGGGATTTAGGAGATACCATGAACGCACAAGAACTAGCACAATTATTAAACAGTTGGATGGAGTATAACTCGGAGTATGATTACAACAAAGATGGTGTTGTAAACGCAGAAGACCTAGCCCAAGGGTTGGCTGAGTGGTCCTCGTTTTCAGAACCAACAGAAGAGCCAGATCCAGTTGGTACGCCAGATCAACTAGGCTATGATGCTAAAGCAATTGCTCGTTGGCTGAATGTACCATTCTCTAATCATTCCTATCTAGCGTTTATTTCTGTACTGGCTTATCATATTAATGGAATAGATAAGGTTATGATGTGTAGAGATGGCGGTAATTGGGTCCAAGCTAAGGAAGGTCCAGAAGGGGTATATACAGTTGGATTCTTCTGTTCAGATAGCCCTAAGTTTTCTGAGATCCGAGCTGTTGTCTATCCCAAGTGTGGTATCCCAAGAGTCCTACAAGGGCCACTTAACAACAGTTATGTAGGTGGAGATAACCATCTTAATGTACGGAATGGTAACCACTCTATGTTTATTAATTCTGGGAATCTTCAAAACAGGGAATACCATGTATCTCCTACTGGCAATGACGATACTGGAGATGGTTCTATTCAAAACCCATTTAGAACTATCGGTGGAGCATGTGGTGTTATTGGAAACTGTGATGGTGTTAATCTCTACCTAGCCAATGGTGACTATGAATACTCAGGTCCTAAGTATCCCAAGAAGGCTTATAATGAATATAGATATCTTACAATCCTGCCAGAATCTGGACATAAGCCTAGGATTACCTCGGCTAAGCTAGGTGGTTTAGGTTGTAAGTTGGTTCATTTCTCTGAGATTGATTTTGTTGGGGATACTCAATGTAGAACTCCCAGCGGCAGAGATTCTTATGCATGGTTTGATAACTGCCGTGCTATTGGAACATCTCCAGAGGTCGGAGGCGGCTTTGCTGCTGGTGGTTGGTCACTAATCTCAGTAACCAATTCTAGTGCCAATACAGTCAGGAATTGTTTTAGAAATGCTACCTTACTGATAAATAGTACAGGTCAGTTCTTTAGTGATACCCCCATTGGTCAAGATACCATTGTATACAACTGTATGTTTACGGACTTTGTTAGAAACTCTAATGGAGACCATGCAGATGTATTCCATTGGTTCTATACAAAACCAGGATACCGAGAGAATAGAATCATCTCTAATCTAAATGTATCTAGATTCTCTCTACAGGGTTGGCAAGTTAATCCAATTACTGGGGGTGGGCAACAGCTAGATAACGTTGCTCTTGTATCCATAAACATATCCAAAAATGTCCAAAACGCTGCTGGGTCTTGGTGGTACATGGATACCAACCACCTCTATATGAAGAATGTAAATCTAGTTGACCAACCATTGCGTTGGAAGATACACGGTCAAGATGATGATGACAAACTTACCCTACGCAATGTAGTCGTAGAATCTTCGTTCATTAATCATGTCTGGCTACCACCAGAGGTCATTATACGATGAAAGTACCACAAGAAGTATTGGATGACTTTAGAAACCATTTGTACTTTTGTTTTAAGCACCTAGGTCTAGGAGAACCCACCAAGATTCAGTATGAGATAGCCCGAGAGATCCAAGAAGGCCCTCAGGACTTTATCCTAGCCGCAGGACGTGGTACTGGTAAGTCAACCATTACGGCTTGTCTGGCTAGCTGGGAGTGGTTACGGGACCCTAATCTAACCTTTCTTGTGTTATCTAATACCCAAGGTAAGGCTATTGATTTTGTTTCCCAAGCCAGAAAGATCTTGTCAGTAGTTCCTTATTGCAAGTATATGATCCCCAGGGATCAGGATAAAGACAACGCCCTAGGATTTAACCTAGCCGTTAGAACTAAGTTTACCCAGGATTTAAACTGTGCAGCCCGAGGTATCACAGGACAGATCACAGGTCTCCACGCAGACCGGGTAATCCTAGATGACATTGAGGTGTCAGGTAAGAACGAAACTCCAGTGGGTAAAGAAACATTACTTAAGAAGCTAGCAGAATTAGAATCTATTAGAAATAAGAACTCACGGGTTGGCTTCCTAGGTACCCCACATTATCAGGACTCTATTTACAATGTCCTCAAGGAATCCTACCCAATGATCAAGTACCCAGCCGAAATGCCAGACGTCTCCGTACCCCACGAGGTCGAGGATGTCGCTCCATGGGTCCTAGGATTGGATATAGAGCCAGGGGACGCCACCCAGCCCGAACGGTTCGACCGTAACGAGCTTGGCTCCAGAAAGGCTAAAATCGGCCCTAGTCATTACGCCCTTCAGTACAAGCTATTGACCAGCCTAGCAGACCAAGATAGATATCCTCTAAAGTTACGGGACCTATTAGTTATGGACATAGATCCACAGGTAGGTCCAGATAAAATTGTATGGCAAGGTCAGAACCCACTACGGGATATGCCAAACTTTGGTATTGCTGGGGACATGGTTCCAGAACCTATGTTCGTCAGTTCTAATTATCTACCATTCCAGCATATGCACCTTTGTATTGACCCCAGTGGTAGAGGAACAGATGAGACAGGCCTTTGTGTAGCCTCAGTCCTTAGTGGTACCATCTTTATCCACGAACTCTTTGGCATCCAAGGTGGTTATGATGATGCTACCCTAACCAAGATAGCCAAACTGGTTAACGAATACCAGATTCCATTAGTCCGTGTTGAGTCTAACTTTGGTGATGGTTTGTTTACTAAGGTATTGATTCCATTTCTAATGAAAAGTTGTGGTAAGGTTGGGGTAGAGGAGTACCGAGTATCGGGTCAAAAGGAACTAAGAATAATTGAAACCCTGGAGCCTGTGATGGCTATGCACAGATTAGTTGTAGCTAGGAAGGCCATCAGGGACCAAACCAATCAGACACAACTCACTAGATTACACAAAGGACGAGGGGCACTTAAGCATGATGACCGGGTGGATGTGTTATCTGCTGCCGTTGAGTTCTATAAATCCCATATGTCTTTGGATACAGCCCAGGCTTCTGAGGCTATGCATAAGAAAGAATGGGAAAAGAGAATCAATGACTGGGCTAATAACTTTAGAGCCAGTGACTATGCCCCAACCAGTGGTGCAACTAAATTAATTTCTACAAACCATAAACCTAAAAATAAGAAAAGCCAATGGGGCTGGTAAGGAGTAATTCATGGAACCGATGACTATGCTAGCACTTGGTGGTGCACTAGCAGGAGGCCTTAGCTCTATCTTTGGCGGTAAGTCCCAAGGGGCAGCCATTAGGGCTCAGAATGAGCAAGCAATGCGTAACTGGGTTGCTGCTAATACCCAAAAAACAATGAATAATGCAAGAGAGCAATTCAATGCTACATACCAGTTTCAACAACAAATGAAACGCAATAGTGCTATTGCTCAGTCTGCCTATCAATACCAACAAGAAGCTTCAGAACAACTTAAGTACAATACTAGTTTACAACAAAGGGATATGTCCAGGGCTTTGAATTCCCAGAGTGCATCCTTGTTAAACGCTACCCTTAGTAAAGGAATATCTTCTAGCAGTGGTATGTATGGTATGTTGGCGGCTATGCAAGCACTAGATGCTTTAGACAAGTCAACACAATTAGATAAAGCCATACAGACGCAAAAGCAAAACATTGATAAACAATTCAATAACATTATGTCCCAGCAAACAGAAAATATATTTATGCCTAATATTCAAGGTTACGATCAAGCACCAATCCTTGGGGATGCAAGTGCTGCTGAACGTGGTGGCATGATCTCAGGACTTATTCAGATTGGTTCTGCCGTAGGTGCTGCTGGATTTGGTGCTATGGGTCAATCCGGTTCAAGCGTAACTGTTCCAGAAACTAGTCCAGACTTTGTAGGTCCACCATCATGGGCAGCAGGAGGTTAAATAAAATATGTCACAAATAAACACAGAAAGCCTGTTAAGAATAGGCAATACAATCGAACAACCCTCAGTTGCTGTACAAAGCCCACAGTACAATCAATCTTCCTTTCAGGGAGGACAATACCAAGTTGGTAGCCCACAGCAACAAATAGGACCGTCTGCCGAGCAATCTATGTTTGCATCGCTTGCTGAGATAGCTGGCGGTGTTCAAAAGGGTTTAGATACCTTTTCTCAAATACGAAGTATGATTGAAAAGGATACCATAGAAAAAGCAAGAGTTAAGTATAAATCAATTTTTACTATGGAAGGTGCTACGCCAGAAGACAAAATGAAAGAATGGGACAACTACTCTAAGGATGTATACACACCATTCCTAGGTAGTGATTGGTTACAAGAGCTAAACATTGATGCTTACATGTCTTTTGGTAGCCAAGAAGCACAGAATAAATTTGAATCAGATAGATATGAAAGAGAAAAAACTCAATACTTTATGGACCCCAGGAACGCTAATGTTTTAGCCGATTCAGCTGATGGTAAGGTCCAGTTTAATGAGTTCTACGCTAATAAATATAGAAGTGCTAAGGGTAACGCGTGGTTTCAAAAACAATCTGTCCTAGATCAAGAATTCTTTAAAAACGATAGATTAAACCAAGCTTTAACTAAACTACCCTCAGCTATTGGAAGCATTATAGCAATACCCTCAGAAGCAGAACTAGAAGTAGCAATAAACGAGGGGGCTGGGGCTGATCAAATTAAAAACGCTTATCCAGTATTTTTTGATTTTGTAGGTGGTTCGGGTAATACCACTAGGGAAGGGCTACAAAAAAACCTAAATGAACTACTAGTACAAAAGCTAGTAACCGATAACCCAAATAAATATCCTCCCTATGTCCTCCAAGAACTTGCAAAAGTAATTCCAATAAAAGCAGCTGAAGTCACAGATTCAATATATAAAGCCTCAACGCAAGTAGCTAGAGCTGAACAACGAGCAAGTGCTGCACAATCAATAACTAATGCAACTATTACTTTTGATGGAAACCCAAACCACACTAATTTAGTTAGCTTAGTTAATACCTGGGCATCTGGACACACAAGTCTTGGTTTAGACAAAAGTCAGGTTGCCTTGTCATTTCAAGGTTTATTAGGACAGGTTTATAAGGGTATTAATAATGCCGCAAGTATAGGAATTGACTTGCCGTTTTTAGCTGGTCAAGATTGGAGTTCAATGTCTCCTCCAAAACAACTAGTTACTATTATGGAAGTTATTGAGAGTAGAGTAGGAATAGACTCTAAGTTAAGATATGATCTAAAAACAATTTTTGGTATTAAACAAGATGATGACGTAAGTTTACCTCAGCGTATTAAAGAAACTGTTAGAAGTTTATTACAAACTAAAGAATTCTCTACTGCAATGGGTGATTACTTAGCTAAGCAAAATACTACATTAGCGCGAAATGGTAGTATAATAGATTCTTTGCAATCCACTGCTGCTATAAACCAACATACAGGATCTTCATTATCAGTAATCTCTGATGACCTTGGACTTAGTCTATCTGCATTTAGATCAGCTTATATAGTTAAGAAAGAAAACGGAACAGAAGAGCCTGTTAGTAATATTAATCTAAAAAGTTGGTATAATTCCTTAGATCCAAAAGAAAGAGAAGGATTGGCTAAGAGAGGAATTGATCAATATACTCTTGGTACAATTAGGGGACTTTTTGATTCGGCTTTAGGTTTAGAACTTAAGGCTATTGATAGAACTAACAGACTAACAGACAAAGGCGATAAAGATACTGTTGGTGTATTTGATATGGATAAGTTACGAACGGGATCCGATAATCTATCCAGTTCCTCAAAACCAGCTTCAATAGAAGTTTCTGGTTCTTTGTCAGAAAACGTGGTAAGTGGTAAAGCCCATTCTAAAAAAGAAGACCGAGATTACTTAAAGCTTTTAGTAGGATCGCATTACGACCGTAGACTTATAAATTCAGCACCAGCTTCTGATATTAAAGATGGAAAATATATTGGTAAAGACAAAGCAATCCTTGGTGCTATAGAACGTCGCAGTCTTTTGCCTAATCCTACGGATCCTAACCTAAGCCCAGAAGATAGGCAATTTTGGACTAAATTCTATCAACAAGAAGATAACTTAGAAACTTTAAGACTAGAAACATATGCTATTGCTAACGAACTGGTTTCTGCAACATTTACTGGTATTAACGATCCAGACCAAATTACTGCAAGAGAACAAGAAGCACGTAAGATTGCAAATCAACTGTTTGATGAAATGATAACAGGAAGATCGCCTTCTATAGAAACATTAAGTATACCACAAAGCGTAAGAGACGAAAATGGGCAATTTACGCCAGAAGCTTTTAAGAGTCTACTACAGATTGCTTTATTCTCAAACTATGCCACAAAAGGTAATGCAGAGTCTGTAAAAGGATTTGGAAAAGTTGCTAAGGATGCTTTTGACAACCTAGGTAATAATATTGCAAAAATGTCTACAGAGCAAATACTTAATTCAGATCAAGCTCTATATTCTGCTTTGGCTATTCATTTAATGGGAAGAGAGTTAGCTAGAAATAGTCCATCTGAAACAGTTTCTATTGGAAATTACCACCAAGCAACAGCTTTAATGCTTGCTGCTATGTCTGAGCGTACATCAATAAATGATATAGTACAGGGTTTTACTACCAAAAACTTTAAAGATAATCTAAGTCTTATAACTATTTATCCACTAATATTAGCAAAACGAGCAAACTTAGGTGTTTCAGCTGGTCCTACAGGTATGTTAATGGAAATGGGTGGAGATATTCCGGGTCAACCAGCTATGTTACAGACCATTAGAGATGAAAGAAGACGTTTGGGTATTTTTGCATTTAGGCAACCAAGTCCAGACTATTTAGAAAAATTAGAAAATGGCGACACAGAAAATCTACCCGCACTTACAGCTAGTAATTCTAAAATTCCTTCAGATCCTGAGTGGAATCCAGACACATTTATTGAACAACTTAAATTAGCTGAGTTAATTGACACAAGCGATAAAGCACTAGTAGCAAATGCTATGCGAAATCAACTACTTAGTGGAAGCTTAGATCCTACATTAGAATTAAGTGATGACGAAACTATTAGATTAGGAGCACAACTTTTATTTAAGATGAATGAAGTTATGCCTAGAGCTTATGAGTATGCTGTAAGTGACTTTTTAAACCCACAATTAGGATACGCAGCTACTGCTGAAACTTTAAAAAATAGAGATAAAACTGGATCATTCTTTCAATTTGCTGCTTCTAGCTTAGATTTAACAAGAGCATCCTATGTTGGAAGCACCTCAACAGGAAACTATAGAATTGGTTTTAGCTTGGGTTCAACTTCGGCTATTCAAATATCAAATAATAAAATAGGTTTGTTTGAAAATGTTGGTGGAAATACAGACAATAATAACAACTTCTCTGTGTCTTATTTAACGGGTATGTTGCAAAAAGTAGTTGGAATGGATATAGGAGTAAACGATTATAGGCCAAAAATTACAGATGTAAGAGAGTTAGATGCAGTTGAAAACGGTGTATTGTTTAAGGCTGGTGCAGCAATCCTTAGTTCAGAGGTTTCTGATTTTGACTTTGCTACTTTACTTAAACCTTGGTTAGTTGAAACTGGGGTTTTAATGCCCAACGAGGATCCCAAAAACTTTGTAAATCGCTCTAAAGTAGGGTTTAAGAAACAACCTATGGTAGTTGGTGACCGCCAAGAGAATGCTAAACTAGCAGCTAAACAAGCTTTCCTAGAAGTTATGGCTAAAAAGGATATTCCTTTTGTTCAGAAAGTAAAATTACTACAAGAAACATATGACAAGTATTTACTAGACCCAAGAAATAAAGTTGATATTATTGATCCAGACATAGAATGGAATACAAGAGAAACAGGTTTTGCCAACATTGAACAGCTTTCTAATGATCGAGCAAATCCAGAAAAGATGATTCCTTCTTGGCGTTGGGCTAATACAACCCTTGGTGGTAAATCAATGATTCATATTTCAGATGAGTTCTTACAAGGATTTGAGCCAAGAAAAGGACTTACTAAGAAAACCGAAGAAACTATAAGAT